TTCTTTTAGAGCCTTGAACAACCGTACCAATCTCTTTGGCCCTCAGTGGGGGGCACCTAGGATCCTCGTCAATTGCCGCTTTCGGCTTGGGAAGATTCGGCGTAGCTGGCGTTGGCGCTTGTGGTGTCTCAGGCGTAGACGTTTCTGGCAACGGAGCGACTGGATCAGAAACTAGCTTTTCCGGCCTGTAGTCCATTGCATTGAAACTTGGCAGATCCACAATTGGAACGCCAATGTTCACCGTGACTGGTGGAGCGGTTGGCACCGACATTGGAGCTGGTCCGTTCCAACTCCGAATCTCGTTGATCCCAATAGTGCGAATCTCAGGCATCGCCTTGCAGTCTGGCGATCAACCGATCCAGATACCAACTCGCCTTGCCTGCATCCTGGAGCGCATTGCCCTTATGCCACATCCTCAGTAAATACTTGAGTGTCTGGCCCAGCAGATAACCGCTCACAACGTCGTCAGCGTCATGAACGGCATCCTCGATCACCTCAATAGTCTCAATGCGGCCTTGGTTGTAATGGGACGGAGAGTTGATCAGATCTGACATTAAAAAGGCAAAGCAGGACCGGTTTCAGTTGGCAATGCAGGGATCATCTCTTTGACTTGCCCAGGCATCGCATCTGTCACCGCTCCAGAAACTAACTCACTGACAAGAGCCTTGGCCTCTTCTATTGCTTGTTGTTTCAGCTCCGGGAGCTTGCTATATGCGTAAAAGCTGCTGCCAACCAACGCTCCAGACATTGCAAACGACAGCAAAGCAAGCGTGTTAAAAATTCCTTGCATGAAAAAACCCCTAATAGTGTGAGGCTACTAGGGGAACTCTCCATCAGTTGACTAAGCCCGACACTTAGTCATCTTTGATCTTAGGTCAGAAGCTATATTTGCCGCCGATCTTAAGGCCAAAACCAGCATCGATGTCTTCGTACTTGGCAAAGGAAACCTCGCCGTAGACGCCAAGATTATCGGCAACGGATGCGCTAACACCAGTTTTGGCAGAGAATCCAACTTCGGTCTCGCCACCGTCAGGCTGGAGCCATGATGGACCGCCTTGGATGTAGAACGCGCCTTGCTCCCAGCCGATGCCTGCGTCCATCACAGCGCCGCCAAAATCAGAACCGCTCCAACCGCCGTTCCACTCAGGGTTGATATAGAAACCGTCAGCCTTTGCAAATGGAGCTACGGCAAGGCCGCAAACAAGAGCGCCAGCGGCGCAAGATAAAGATTTGATCATGAAACTAAGCAAAACCACTCAAATCTTACTTGCCTTGGCCCCTTAATGGCTTTCTTCCATGGGACGGTTTGGAATGCTTCCCATTGCCTTGACGGGTCTTTTTAGGCTTGCCTTTAACAAAATCAACCTCAGATGAACCGCTTGGTTTAGCCATCGATGATCATCGTGTTGAAATGCTTGTTCATTAGCCCTGTATATAGACCGTGCATCGGATGGTCCTTATCGTCACGACCTTCGTACCTATAAAGAGCTTCAATCCATGCTTGCCTGTTCCGCAAGGCTGGAACGTCTTCCGCTCCAGGTAACCCTGGAATCATTGGGTCGGGACGTTGCATAGAAGTTTGGATGCCAGTTAAAACAGTCTAAAGACATGTCTAGCTACCGTGAATGAGGTAATCAACTGAAAGTGCCCAAGCATCACTGTTTTGAGATGTTGCTGTCCATGCGTTACCGGCTCCAGGGGGAGTTGACGATTGACTGGTAGTTTCTACGGTTGCGGCAAAAACGGATGATGAGGTAAACCCATCGTCAATGTTGCCTGCCACCAGGAAGTTATATCCGGTTGGTGCTGCCAGATTGACGGGGTTGTCGTCATCCATCAAACCAATGCATATAGCAAGGGCACCAGATGGATGCTGAAGATTATTAAAATTAGAGGCTGGAATTGTAGGCATTCCACTTGTGTTGGTGGTGGAAGCGTATATAAAACTGCCGTTAAAAGTATTTGAAATAGAACCCGTTGAAGATCTAAAACCCATAATTATTGCATTGTCAACGGCACTTGCTACGGGTGCAGTTTCAGTCCCAACAGTTGTTATGGTTTTCACCAAGATATTATAATCAGGATTGTCGGCAGTGCTGCCGCCAACGTTTGTATAGCCAGGTGGATTGTAGGCTGTACTTCCTCCAGAATCTATTGTCCAAGCATACCAAACTTGATCGCCTACCTGACAATTTGGTATTGAAACTGTCGCTCCAGTGAAACCGTTAGAACTATCTGAACCAACGATTGTCCATGTTTTAGTTGATGGTGTGACAACAGGATAACCACCAATAACTGCTTGATGTATTCCCATTAGCTTAATCCTGCACCACTAATTACAAATTCATTATTTGCTACGCAGAGCGCAGAGCACAAACCATATTGAGCCAAAGTGCGATTACCAGTTGTTGCAGATCCAGCAAGTCTCAATGTGACACTTCCACCTTGAGTAATTGTTTGATCACTGCCACTATCGTTGAAGATAGAGACAACATTACCAGCACTAAATACACCACTTGGGATTGTAACTCCACCAGTAGTGATATTAATATGTTTACCGTTATCTCCTGCTACTAATGTATACGCACCAGTTTGACTATTCTGCGGAATGTCACTCGGCCCGTCTGCTCCATTTGAACCGTCTGCACCATCTGAACCCGCCGGACCTTGAGTCCCTGGAATCCCGTCAAGCCTGATTATTTGAATTGTTGAATTATCAACTACGATAGTTCCATTACCAGATGTGTTGGAGGTTCTTTTGATCTGAAATTGGATCTTGTCATTTGTGTCCGCAGTCGTAACAATTCGGGAAATTGAAATGTAGGAGTTATTCGAATTATTGTTAACCCTTATGTAACCACCTCGAACGCTTCCTATTTCAGCAAATCCGCTTCCAGTATCTTGCTCAATGTTTAGTTCACCTGTCCATCTGTAATTGCTTGTGCTGCCTGTCACGACAACAGTACACATAGCCAGATAAGTTCCCGCCGCTCCAAGCGTAACCTCTCCAGCACTATTACTAAAGATGGCGTTAGGTGTGCCTACAGCGGTTGCAATTTCAACCTTTCCGTAGGTGCTTGATTGTATTATTGTTTGAGCACTAGACGGCCCTTTATAGACAGCAGTGGCAAGTGAGCTAGATCCACCACCACTAGGAGCCGCAAATGTGCCGTCCGCTCGTAGAAAATTAGTCGTGCCTCCTCCCGATGCTGGAACTAGCCCAGCGTTTCCGCTGCTCATCAGTGGCAGGGTGGCGTCTGTCCCTGTACTGCTAGCGATGACCCGCGTTGCGTCTGCATAGCTCAGGTCAGTGGCTCCACCTCCACCAGGGAGATTTGTCAACCCAGAGCCGTCGCCTGTGAATTTAGTTGCGGTTAAATTTCCGGTTGAACTGTTGTATTGGAAGTTAGTAAAATCAACTTTTGGGTCTTGCGCCCCGCCATCAGTTACAAAAACCGGGAAACAAGTTGTATCCGAAGTTTCATCCGCAGTCGTTAGCTGTATTCCTGTCAATCCAGACGCTGAACCCGTAAAAGTTGTTGCCGTTAAGTTGCCAGTTGATGAGTTGTACTGCAAACTTCCAAAATCAACTTTTGGAGGGACAGTCCCTCCGTCAGTGACAAATACAGGGAAACACGTTGTGTCGCTGGATTCGTCTGCAACGGTTATCTGAGTCGCAGTTCCACTGCCGCCGCCTCCACCGGATCCAATCTCTACAACAGATCCGCCATCGGTTTTAGTAAATAATCCGCCATCAGCCGTGTTAATTAACAGTTCAGCCGTACTGGAAAAATCGCTTGACCCTGGATCGGACGTGCCACGTTTATGGCGGATTGGAATTGCCATTAGTTAGAAAGTACCTCCATCAACTTCAAATCCGCTGACTGAACCATTCTCCATAAATGTGACCAGATCGCTCAACGCCACTTGCACCATAGTGCCATTGTCATTAATCACCATCCGATCTGCTGTAGCTAGCGTAGTAGCTGTTGCAGAAGTATCTCCGTCGAGCTTATTCAGCTCAGTGGTTGTGACTGTTGCACCATCAAGGATTGCAACCTCTGTAGAAGTCAGCGCGGCAAGAGCGGCTGACGCTCCAGACTGACAACTGGAAAGGTTCGTTAGATCAGCCGCAAGCGTTTGAGCACTAAGAGAAGTTCGAGCGGCAGATGCAGAAGTTGCACCCGTTCCACCATCGCCAATCGCAAGCGTTCCAGTAATCGAAGATGCGCCAAGATCAACAGCCAGCTCAGTTGACTCAATAACGCAACCGCCATTTGCCTTCAGATCAAGGCTAATCTCAGAGCCACTTACGTCAATTCCGTCTCCAGCAGTCGGAGCCCCTGCTGCTGCGGCAATCGTGATTCCACCGCTGCTGTTTGTGACTGTAATGTTACTGCCAGCAGTGATGGTCGCCTTACTTAGCGAACCGCTTGAATTGCCAACCAAAAGCTGGCCATTGCTGTAACTTGTCTGGCCAGTGCCGCCCTTGTTCGTTGCAATTGTTGAGGCAGACCATGTGCCAGTGCTTAACGTTCCAACGCTGGTCAGGCTGGACCCGGTAACACCAGAACCCAGAGTTGAACCGCTCAGAACTGACGTTCCAGCGATCTTAAAAACCTTGCCTGAAACAAGATCAAAGTCCTGATTACTTGTCCAGCAATCAGTGCTGTTAATCCAGCTAATTGTTTTACTGGTTGCGCCTAAAAGCGTGATTCCACCTCCGTCAGCCGTTGTGTCAGAAGGGGTGCTGACATTTCCTAAAGTGACGTTTTTGTCTTCTACATCAAGCGTTTCTGAATTTACGGTCGTGGTCGTACCGTTGACCGTTAAGTCACCTGTAACGGTTAAATTGTTCCCAAAAGTTGTGGCCCCAGTTAATGTTGCGCCACTAAGGTCAACCGTTCCAGTAAACGTCTTGTTTCCGCTCAGGGTTTGATTAGAGGTCAGAGTGGCAAACGCACCAGAACCTGCGATGCTTATCACACTTGACGCAGCTCCTCCTCCTGCATCTCCAAACCCATAACTCAGAATGTTGTCAACCTCTGAGTAAGCCAACTCGCTTGGCGCAAGGCTGCTTGGGTTGCCTGACGCACCACCCGCTGCTCTTTTCTTAATCCTGATGGTGTTAGTCATGGCTCAAAAATTGCCTCCAAGAACAAGTGTGTCTGTGGTCCAAGTGCCGTCAGCAAGAAATTTACCGGCTGCGCTGTCGTAATAAAGAACGCTTTTATTCACTTTACCAGTTACGTCTACAGAAAACCCCGGCGCAGAGGAAGGGCCTTGCGGTCCAACAGTTGAAGCAGTAACTACGGTGGTAACCGGAGTGTCAACAACAGTCGAGCCATTAGCATCTGTAACAGTAACAGTGTTTTTCTGGGTAGTAACATTAACTGTTGTCATGACGTGTACCCTTGAGAAACTGTAATCTGTCCTTCTAGGTAATAATTTTTTGACCCTCCCGAGCTTGTGACTAAAACGTCGTAATTTAGGCTGTCAGGGAAAATTGTTGTCTGAGTATCCGTTAGGGAAATTGTTACCTGACCGTTTGCGCGGTTAGTGTAAGCAACCGCAAAATCTGCGTACTTAGTTGTCCTTTTTTCGCTCCACGCCTGTGCGGCTACTGTTGCTCCTGTCAGATCAATCGCAGCGGCAGTGCTGTCTTTGAATTGCAGAGCCAGCGAGTAGCTCGCTCTTCGTTGAAGCGTGAAATTATAAATGCCAGGTGAAACAGACATGCCTTTCGCCCATTGATCCCATACTACCTGCAAGCAGTCTAAAAGGCTACGAAGCAGTCAAACAGAACCATCCTCGTTGGAGTAGGTCCAGTCACAGGTGTAGATGATGCCAGCAGCGTCTGTACGGAAGGAAGTTACGCTATACATAATTAAAAAGAAAGATTAGATAGATGTAGCTGAAAGGGTACCGTCATTAGCAACGGAGAGACGGAAGGAAGTACCGTCAGGTGATTTAAGGACTAAGCCTTTGGAGTTATCGGTACAGGTAATATCACCAGCAAACGTAGCCGAGCCATTACTGTTCAGATCAATATTAGGCGAGGAAGGTAAAGTTCCGCCTACCAGTAAGCCAGTGCTATTAATTCTTACTCTCTCAACTCCTGCTGTAGTTATTCCAAGGTTATTGCTACTAGCCCGGAAGAAACCTGTATCTGGATCGTTATAAATAGCAAGACCCGGAGCCGCTGCGCTATCAGCATTAAGGGGGCGAATAGTTCCGGCTTTCAGCAGGCCAGCAAACTCAGCCGAGCCACTACCGGTAATAAATGACGTAGTAGTCGTTCCTTGATAACCTCTCCACAGGTAGCCGTTATCACCATCAGGTCTTTGAACATGCAGATAGCCAGAAGCACCTAGTGCTGCACCAGCTACGGTTGTAGACGAGGTGTTTTTGTTTCCAACTTCAAGATTTCCAGCAAACTCAGCCGTGCCATTACTGCTAATAAGCAGGCGCTGAGTGCCGCCAGTAGAAATTGCTAATTGATTTGCGCCAGGCTGATAGATACCTGTATCATTATCGCCATCAAAACTAAACGAAGGTGCCGTAGCCGTACCAGTTCCGGCGTTTTCCAATAAATTCGCAATGCTGACCTTTTTGGTCAGATCACTGCCAACATCAACAATCGGCACAACATCAGTGCTAACCGGATCGGTGTAAGCAGTCAGGTCGTTGATTTTGATGTCAGCCATGATGCAACCCCTAGTAGCTTGATTTTAATGCCAGATCAAGTCTTGATACAGGCCAGCAAGGACACGTTTCTGGGACGTGACTCTGTGCCGCCACTGTCGTTTGCCGTTGGCCGGGTATAGGTCGGGCTGGATTTTGAAACATTAAGGCTCGTTTGGATGTTCAGAACATCAACTTCGTCGGGACTGTTCGGAACTTCATTATCTCGCTTATTCAACGAAACATTTGTTACGAATGATCCACCAACGGCACCTCCAGCTAAAACGTGATTGTGCAACTGGTTCTCGTCTGCTTGGTTACTGCCTAGCGTTCGACCGCTATCAACTGTATAACCGTCACTCCAGCCACGGATAAATTCACCACGCAAATCAGGAACGTTGAACGTGGTAGATCCATCACCTACGCCAAACTGAGTTCCAATCGCTGCAAACAACACTGAAAACGTCGATCGACTAATCGCAGCACCATTTGCCTTGATATAACCAGTTGGAGCAGAAGACCTAGCCGAATAAATAACCGTTCCAGCAGGCGTTTGGTCAGTTGCTGCCGGAATCGCAGCAATTTGGGCGTCAACATAACCCTTGTTACTGGCCATATTGGTTGTTGTGGGATCGCCTGTCAGTGTCAGGTTTCCCGTTAACGTTCCACCGGCCAACGCTAAATAGGTAAGCGCTGCATTTGTAATCTGCAAATACTTAGATGCAGCATCGGCATCGGTAATACCTAACGGGTCAACACGAACAAAATTTGCGCCGTCATAAACTTTTAGCTCGTCTGGTGTTTGAGATGTATCTAGCCACAGTTGCCCCAAAGCCGGACTGGAAGGGGCGACACCGCTGGGGCTTGTAGTAATCGATGATGCAGGATCAAAGCTAACAGTGGTAAAAGTCGCGCTATTGTAGACCTTAAGTATTGGCGGGTTCGTATTGGTATCGACCCAGAGTTGCCCGTTATATGGAGTTGATGGCGTAGCTGTCCCCACCGTTAAACCAAGTTGTGTCAGCCTGACTGCCAGATTGTTAGCTGTAATCTTGCGCGTTTCACTCGCGCTAATGCTCGTAAACGGAACAATGTCTTGGCTTTCAACCGTCGTCGCGGTTGGTAACTGGGAGATGCGTGCGTCAGCCATTAGTAACCAATTACTGTGATGTCAACAAGGCCAGTGACCCCGGCCCCACTGGAGTCCAGACACTTAATAGTAACCGAGCTTGTGGACTTAGCTGTAACGACAGCCGTAACAGCATTGCTTCCTCCTGTTTGAAGAGCCGTAATCGAAACGCTTCCAATCGCTCGGAATGCCTTAGTAAACGCAATTACCGTTCCAGCAGCAGAAATCGACACGTCATTTTGCTTCTCAATTACGTCGGAATAGTCAAGCTGAGCCGTCAATGCACTGATATCGCCAGCAGTGGTTCCGCCATCAGGGCTTTTGAAACGAGTCTCAACCCGATACACATCACCAAGCAACTTTTCAAACGGAGCGTAAGGGTGAACAACGCCACCGTTTGCCAGCTCTGTTGGGTTGTAATATCGCTGCTCGCCTAATAGCTTAAATCCGCGAGCTGCATACGTTCCAGATGCTGCCCCACTCAACGTAATTGCGGTACCTCCTTGGCTAGAAGCAACTCGGAAGGTTGTAAGCGTCAAGTCAGTAGAAACAACGTAATAAACAGTGCTCGCTGATATGCCTGTTGGCAACGAACCAGAAACAGCAACAAATTCCACGGTGTCGTCAAGCTTCAAATCATGATTAATAGTGGCCCCGTTCTTTTGAATTGAAAAGTTATTGTTCGCGACATTTATAATAAGAGGCTTGTCTTCTAAGAGAACGTTAAAATCGTCTTCTTGTGCTATCTCAGTCGCCTCGCCGGTTAAAGCCACCAGTGAGTGTGAATAAGTTGCTGTTGATGTGGTGGAAAGCAGCAATGCACTTGAAGCGTTATTGTTATCAAAATTCCAGGTAAAATAACTGTCAAGTGTCGCGTCTGTTTGGACAAGATTTCCGCCAACAACAGAACAGTTGTCATACGCTCCAAGCCACGTACTTGAAGGCAGGCTTGCGTCAATCGTTTGGACTGCATTGCTGATCGGAGGCGCTCCAATATTCACCAATACGTATGCCGGAACATCCGCACGCCATTGCGTTGCATCAACGGATTTGACCATCACCACAGAACTGCCAGTGTCAAACAAGCTGGTTTCAAACCACTGCTGTTGAGCAGGCAAGCCACCAGAGGCAAGTTCAAGCCCAGCGCCCCAAGAAGCGGTAATGTCTAATCGAGTTTTCAAGTCTGCCGGGCCTGAAACGTTATACGTTCCAGTAGCAGTGCCCGTAAAGTCAATAGCAGTGCCACCACTTGTTGCGCTAACCTTAAACGCTGTACTTGTTAACCCGTCACTTGCCACGTAATAAGTTGTTCCATCAACAATCCCAGTTGGCAAAGTGCCAGATGACGCCGCAAACGCAATCGCATCGCCAGGATTCAGCAAATGCTGGTTGACTCGCGTGCCAATCACTGTTGCAGTTTGAACAGCGACAAGATCAGTCGCAACGTCAAAATTAATAATATTTGTCGCCAATAATCCCTTTTTGAATCTGACTTCATAGCTCACAACATCAGCAACAATGTTTTGGTCCCAGCTCCCGTATTCAGTAATAGGCAGTTGCCAACTAAAACGTTTTCCGCTGCTGTCTTGATTTTCAACAACGCCAAAGTTGCTTGGCGTGGGAGGCGCAATTTCATCACGCGCCACGACGTCGTAAATGTAATCAGTCGGTTCTTCACCAAAAATTTCACTTGTAAAATTAACGCGAACGTCATAGGTATCTGGAGCGTGAAACGCTTGAGTGTAATAACCTGTCAGAGGAATGTCAGCCAAAAAGTACCATCCATCAGCGTTTGGCGGTTTGACGCCTGGAATCTCGCCTGACGAAAGATTGCGAGGCTTAACCCAGCACTTAAATCCATTGATACGAGGCAAGATTGGACACGTCCCAGGGGCAACAATTAGAAGCTGTGTTCCATCTGGCTGGTTAGCGTGCGTAACGCTTGCCCCAAAAGTAATATCACTTAAGTCAGGTATAGGCTTAAACGCATCAACTTCATAAACAACCCAATCAGACTGGCTGCCTAGTCGATTTATAGAAGAAACGCGAACCTCATAGACATTTCCAAAAGTATGAGCCGAAAGAGGGATTTCAACAGTTGTTGCTTGCAACTCAACAACATCTGACCACGCTGTATCATTAAATTTTCTCCATTGATACCTATAACCTCTTATCAAGAGGTCAACTGAATTGTTAACTTGCGGGGCACGCCATGAAGCTTGAATTGATGTTTGACCGTTTGAGTATTCAAGAATGGCACTAAAGTTTGTTGGTACTCCAACAGGCTGAAGTGTAAAACGGTCCTTTGGTATCGCAACCGGCAAATCGTTATCAACATAACCATACTTGCTGCTGTTGTATTGAATAGCTTCAACTTGATAAATTAAAGACTCAACCTCCGAAATCGATATAATGCGATAAGTTGCAGCCTTCAACGAAGTCCATTCAAGCACCCATAAAGCGCCTTTTTGCGTCGCTATGGCTGAGTTGACATGGAAGGTAGTTGTGGTTGCGTCACTTGAAGCGTACCGAGCGATTAAATTATCAGAGCTTTGCGTTATAACTTCATTAGAGTCTTCAGTTAAAATATCTCCTTCCTCAAAAGTTTGGAAGCCAGCAGCATTAGAACCTGAAATAGTCAAAACTTCTAGTTTCGGATTTGTTTTTATAGAACCATCAGCGTTAGTGACTGTTTCCCCTTCAGGTATCACCACAGTCAACGTATAGCTAGTTCCAGGGGCCAGCGTTAAAACTGCATCGACAGTGATAAAGTTCCCGTCAATAGACACAATTCGACCGCCCAATCGTTGCCCTTGCTTCAGGGGATCAGCAATCTTAATGATCTCGCCAACACCAGCTGCAATACCTTCCGCTCCAATGCGAAAACTAACCTTTTCCGTTTCATACCTGTCACTAAAAAGCGTATGCTTGGCAGCGCGTAAAGCTTGGCCGCGAGACGTAACACCTATCAAGCGAAGATCGACAGGGTTATAGCCAAACTTGTCTAAAAGCTCATCATCTTGTTGATACTCAGTAACGCTTGAATAAACCTGAGTTGGATCATCCCAGTTCGCTAAAACTACGGTTTTACGTGCTGCTCTAGCTGAACCCGTATAGCTAAAGCATGGCGACGAAACCTCCCCGTTTTCTGCTACCTCTTGAATAACATTAGCTTCGCTAAACTGCTGAACAACAGATTGCTCCCGGTCTTGCGTTAAATACAGCTCGCCTTCGCTGTAATAAATCAAACCCCGAAAACAGGATGCAAGTGAATTAAGCACTTGATAAACTGAGCCTGGATTTTGCAGGTAGATGTTGCAAGTAAAGCGAGGCTCAAATCCGCCACTGCCGGACGGCACAAGCTCGTCACAATACTGAGAGATGGTGTAAAGATACCAAGGATCAATAGAAATAGAACTGACATAACGCTTAACGCCAAAACGCTCGCTCAGAACGATGTCACGAAAGATCCAGGCAGGATTGTCGGTCCATGCCATCTGAAACGTTCCGTCCCACAACCCCGTATAAGCACGAGTTACAGCGTCATAATTGGTAGGAACCTGAACGCGCTTACCACGGAGCTTGACTGAAACATCAGGGATTGCATTAAACTGTCTTGCATCAACCTTTAATGCAATAAGACCAGTGTTTGGGTAGGCAAACTTTTCATCAATGATTTCCGCAAAGCTTTGCCAATTTATTATGTTTTGAATAAAGCTACTACTACTATCAGATGTCAGCCTTGTGATTCTTACGTTCCACGGGCCTGTCCCTGGCAAGGCAAACTCATAAGCGCGTTGAAATTCACTGTTTGACTTTCCGCTAATGGTGGGCGAAGAGATAGTTGTATAACTGCCGCCATTTGAATTAACTTCAATCCTAAAACTGACACTTGTGCCGGAAACATCACCGTTGTTCTGGTTTTGAGCCTGCAAAGCGGGGAGAGCAATGATCACCCGGCAACGTTCGACGTCTGTGTCTGTGATTGCTCTTGTGATCGCACCAGAAGCTTGCGTGACATTTACATTGACGCCAACAGTATTTTCGGTTCTGCTAAAGCCTGCAATAGGTGTTTGTGTTTCGTCTTCGCCTAACTTGGATTCAAGCGTAAAGCCCTCGAAATTATTTGTTCCGTCTGGATTTTGGATTGGAACGCCGTCAAGATAAACATCCCTATTAATGCCATTAGGAAAACCTTCAAGTACTCCTTCGCTTGTTGCATAAACCGTTTTCGCAAAAGCAACTGAAAATAAGTTATTGGCTGCAATTACTGGCTGTCTTGATGGATTCTGAACAACAACCGTTTGATTGACAGTCTGCTTGACACTTTGCCTGCCACCGCCACCACCACCGGCACCGCTGACTTCTACGTTGCTTGTTTGAATTTGATCGTCCATCACAAGAAGTTCTGCAATTCAAGGCCAAAGCTCAGAATAGGCAACGCACCAATGATGCGCTCACCGTAAAGAACAGGAACCACGTCTCCCTGCACTGTATTTGCGTTCGACTTATCAAAAGCAAAGCTGTTAAGCTGCTCCTCCCTGTCGCGACCTGAAGTTGAACTTGATCCACCAAAACCGCTTTTGACATTGGGCATCTTCGGTGTTGGTGTCAGCAGGTCCGCTACGCCGCTAAAAATTAGCGAAACGCCGATTGCGCCAATACCAATAGCGGTGCTCGCACCAAAACCCAAACCAAGGCCAAACAATCCAGCGCCTGCTGTCACAATCGCAAAAGCAACCAACGCCACACCAGCAATGATCTTGCCCACTCCACCACGGCCAGCGGGCAATGGAGCTAGCACCAGCCTCTTGCTCATTGGCCATAACATCTGATCTTCATCCAAACCTTCCGCGTGGTCAGTCACAACGCGCCAATCGATCCCCTTCTCGCCTGACTCCAGCAGATACTGCCTAAGACCAGGGATCTGCAAACAAAGTGCCCTTACAGCTTCAGCAGGAGTCTTTACCGCAAGCTGAAACCTACGCCCATAACGACGACCAGCCTCGCCTAACAATCGGATGGTAACCATTAGCCGTTGCGCCTCAGAACCATGAACGTATTATCGCGGAAATAGCCGCTGTAAGCCATTATCGCTGAGTCCCGGTCAACCAAGTGCTGATAAATCCGGTTGGCCTCTACATCCTCAAGCACTGCAACGTGATTACAGGTGTGGTCATTTCTGATCCGAAACAGCAACACATCCCCACGTTCCAAAGAAACTGTCTTAGGGATCTTAATAAAGCCTTCAACCGCGAAGTTGTCCTCAAAATGCGTAAAGCCTCGCTGCGCCCATTCGCCTTCATACAAACGCTCATAATCAGCCATCTCGACGCCCATTTCTTGCGAATACCAATCACGCACGGCTGAATAGCAGTCATAACCGCCATACATCCACGGACGCCCCACTAAGCCTGCTGACTGGCGCGGATCAAAGTAGTAAAACTCTGTGCTGGCACAGTTGAAGACTACATAAGGCAGATTCAACGCTTTAGCTGCGTTGATGTCCGCAAAGCTCACGCTTGCGTAATCCGCATGGCTATGCCATGAAGCGACAGCATCGTCTAGATGCAAAGCGGTCTCTTCTGCACTGATCACAAACGTGTCAGGCTGTGTTGCGGTGTTGGTGCATTCAACAACCGTTCCATCAGCAAGAACAAAGCCACAAGCCTCAACAGGGTGAGCGGCTTCTGCATAAGCGCGAATGCTTGCCTGCTGTTCGGCTGGGATTGGATTGGTGTACTGAGAAAGCATTGTTTAACCCATTGCGTCCGTAAGACCAGCGAAACCGCCAAAAGGCAAGCGGTCGCCTTGAGTGGTTGGACTAAATCTAATCTTCAATGCTACGCCATCAGCAATAGTTACAGAAGTGACAATGCCAGTTGTTGTATTAACTGTAAAATCCGTAGTTTCTTGATAGTCGCCAACGATTACAACACTGCCTGCCGCAATGTTGGTGTATCCCAAATCTAAAACACCTGAAGTGAAAGATCTTGTGACCTGAACTTTCCCAAACCTAAGGCGGCAACTTTCAAGTCTTTTCCCGCAAACATCATTACTAAGACTGGCAACACTTTGATCATTGGCGTTGAAATAATTGCTTCCACTGTAATGACAACCAATATCACTTCTATATCTCCACTGGCATTGCTCACGCAATAGCCTGCGACCAGGCAATGAACGGCCTTCAAGGTCAAACGGAATTGCTAGCTGAAAAGTTACTGCTAATTTGTTTTCACCGCTTTTTTGCTCAACGACCCATTCATCTGGTCCCCAGTAAGCGTTTGGATCTGCTGCCTCAGCATTATCAAGATAAGTAGTAAGCGTGCGAATCCTTTGGACTGTTGCGCCTACAAGGTCTTCATACGTGTTAGTCAGCGCAGTGATACCAAGACCTACGTTTGCAAACGTTAAAGCTGGACGTGCCAGCTGACCTTTGGTGCTTAGCTCAAAGCCTGATGCCTCCAACGGCAACGCTGTATAAGTGTTCGTTTGATATACAACATCAGCGCCATTAACTTGTGACCAATTTGCAAACCTATAAATTGCTTGGTCTGACGAGCCAGTGGGAAGGATTGCCGTAATGTCTAGCGTAAACAGATCAATGATCTGCGGCAGCTGTGGCTTAAAAGTTTCAGCGTTGGGAGGCGTTTGCGTCATACATATACCCTTGTTAAGCTAAACGACAAGCGAGCATAAGCCGAACTTAAAGTGTTAATCTTCCAGCCATCAGATAGCAAAAAGTTTTTAGCTGCAAGAGTTAGCGAGATTGCGGCCACCGTTCCATCAGAAATACCTGATGCGCTAGTGGCAGATGTCAAGACACCGGTCACAAGGTTTGCCGTGTAGTTGGTTGGTCTTGTAAAACCAGTCAACGTCAACGCGCTTAAATTTGTGTAACCAAGATTTAGCTTGCCGCTTGCAAACGGCTTGGAAAACGTTTTGGTGCTAAACGGTGGGATCCAAGAGATTGCTTGCCCCTTCTGCTCTAACAGAAAACTTTCAATTGAATTGATTTCTGGATACGTCAAAGGAGGCGTTTGGCATTGCCATACCTCCTGTTCTGCGTTCAAGCCATCCGTCAGAACCTGACTGTAGCCATCACCAAATTGAGCACGCTGAACACGTTGTGAACGCTCTTGCGTCAGAGATATATCAAGCGGTATGTCATTGAATTGGATGTATGCCATCAGAGCATTCCTCCACTGCGGCGCTCATTGGCCAACGTTGATAACACAATACCTTGAACCTGACCGGCAAGCTGCTTTTGCGCCGCTGGATTTAGCTGTTCACCAGTGTTCTCAACGGTAATATTGATCGTGCCAACATTGACACCACCCATTGCTTCGTTTGGAATAATCGTTCCAGAAGCGCCTGGAACGAAGAGTTCTGGTCCGCGCTCTCCGACGATTGAAGGTCTACCGACTGGTGGTCTGCCTCCGTCAGCAAATTTCAAAGGGTTCAAGAAACCTGTAAGACCTGATGCTGCATCAGGACTTAAGTTGCCAAACCCATTAAGATTGAAATCACCAGCTTGCGGTGCTGAACCAAAACCAGCAAACATCCTAGCAATCGCAATCGCGATATACTGAGCAATCATCTGCTGTGCTGTCTTCAGCAACATGTCCGCAATGCTATTTAAGAAATCAGCAAAGACTTGCTCAGCACTCTTCGTTCCATCAATCATCTCCTGAACGCCAAACGTGACGAGACCAGCAGCTGCTGTTGCTGCTTCACCTATCATTGGATACTTTTCGAGAATCCTGTCAAGCTGAACCTCGTATTCAATTAAAGGCGCAAGATCAAGTCCTTCCTCGAAAGAAGCTGGACCGGTATCAAGAACAGATTTGCCTCCGACAAACTTCATGTTTCTCTCGAACGGAGCAGACACGTCAAATCCAGCGCCTGCTGATAACTCAGCCATTTGCTTGGC